ACCCGTTGAGTTAGTATTTCATCTGTGGTAAATCCTAACTTAGCTAACTCTAATTGTAAGCCTGTTATTTCTGTTGCTGTGAATTGTGTAGTTGCGCCTAATTCCCTCGCTTGCTTTTCAAATTGTGCTAACTCTTCTGTGCTTCTTTGTGATATTGCAGCTAAATCTGTTTGTGCTTGGTTAAAGTCTACTATTACGCTTCCAATCTTTCTAAAAGCCATAAACCCTCCACCCGCTATACCTAATGCTGCACCCATACGTAACGCTGCACCTCGCACACCTTGCAACGCTAACCCATAACGCCCAACATCTCTACGTCCATCCCTAGCAGCATTATTAACACCTCTTAACTTCTTATCTAAAGCATCAAATGTAACTTTAGCTTTACGGGCTTGTGTACTGTTAACACCATGAGCAGCAGCCAACCTTTTAAATTCTGCTTGTGATTCGTTTACCTTTCGGCTTAGTTGTTTATACTCATTCTTACTATCTCTAATTGCTTTAGCTTCTCTTTCTTGTAGCTTTAGATTGCGTTGTTGTTGTTTTTCAAACTTATCAAACGCCTGCTCTCTTTGTTTCTGTAATCGTAGTTCGTCAAGTCTAGCTTTCTGTAATGCTTTAGAGTTTTTTATAGTGTCCTTCTCAATCTTCTGAGCCTTTACAAACTGGGTATTCATTTTCTTTTGAGCAGCAACAATCTTATTAATACCCTTTTGACTATCAACACTAGCAGTACTAGCAATTTTAGCCAACCCCGTAACAGTTTCGTTAATCTCTTTATTAGTCTTATCTAGTACTAAGGTTAACTCTTTTGCACTCTTAACTACTTGACCAAATAAGTCTGATTCTGATATGTCCGACTGTCTTAATTTTTCGCCCATTGTTTGTAGTCTTTAATCATTGCAAAATATCTATCTACTGTTACTTCTTCTTCTCTAAGATACGACCCTTGCATCTTACTTAGTTTGTTTAGCATTTGAGGTATCGTAACACTGTCCTCGTTGCCCTGTTTCTCAAAGTCCTCAATCAAAGCCTTTAAGTATTTTATCTTGTTTAATATGAACCTATCACGTATAATAGTTCCGTATCTATCTTTCTTCTCGCTTAATATGTACTTCGCTTGTTCTGCTACTAGCTTTTGTACGTTGTTAAGATACGCTTTAAATGCGTCATCTAAGCCCACCTTAGAAACAAAATCTTTGAATAATATATCCCACGCCTCAAAGTCTGTGTTTGCATCTAGTTTCTTATTGTCTGTCTTTCTTAATTCCTTATCCCCTAGCTCAAAACGTCTACGCCAAACGGACATTGGACATTCCGAAATTGCCAAATAATACTCTTTTTGAGTAACTAATCGCATTACGTTTGTATGCTTCCCTAATCTTTTCAATGCTTGTATCATTCCAACCTATTATATCTTCATTATACCAATCTTGATCTTCTATTTTGTCAGTCTCTGCTATCGGTTCTAGTGAGTCTTTAAGTACTATTACCATCATTGACCTATACAATTCTCCTGTATCGTATAACGTGTAATGCTCTCCCTGTTGTTTGCTAGGGTTAATCATTTGAGTAACGAAAGAATAAGTACCTATAATGTTATCGTTAGCATCTACCCCCTTATTAAATAACTGGTCATACCTTATCAAGTCTAGCATCTCATTAATAAGCCGTGGGTTATTGCCAAACGTATCAAACCATAGTAGACTATCAGTAAGGAATTTTTCAGCCCTTACAGCCATTAAATACGGCTCTGATTTAGTTAAGTCTATCATAGTAAATAAAAGCCCCACCCGTTAGAGTAGGGCTTCTAGTTTAATCGTTTGATTCTTCTGTCTTTGGCTTATCAACCTTCGTTTTCACTTTGCGCTTTTTCTTGGGTTGTTTCTGCTTTGGGTTAAGTTCAGAGTGTAATTCTACTATAAATTTATCTAGTACTTTACCAGTAAACCTATCTCTTAACTCTTCCAAAGTTCGACCCTTGCACCATTCAGTGGGAAAGTCGATATTTCCAATTCTAGTGTACATACTATGCAGGTTCAGTGTAAGCATAAGCCCCTTCATAACCTGAACTTAATACAAGTTCTAAGCTCATAGAAGCCCCTACTGTTTGCTGTGTGTAAACACCTGTGTACTTATCGTCTACCGTTTCTGTTGCTACAAATCCTGACGCAACAGTTACATCAACTCCATTCTCATAAAGAATAAAATCAGCAGTAACTAAACCGTCAACAGTTTGAGAAGTCAATAGACCCGCCCCGTAATCAGTTGTAACACGAACCTCGACAGTAGTACTACCTAGAGATGCTACTGGTGCTGCTTGCTCTTCAAAGTTAGCATCCAATAGTCCTACCATTGCATCGTATGTAGTACCTAGATCAGCCCAAGGAACTAACCAAAGTTGCCCTGCATTTGCAGTACCATCCCAATCGTATGCTACCATCTCCATCTGTGGAGCAGCAGGTGTACGCATTTTGAAGGTAGGCGCAAAAGAATTAATGTTAATTGGATACCACATAGTACCCACCAACATACCATAAACACCCTCTACTGAGAATCCCCATGCTCCGTTATTCTTACATTTCATGTTCTGTAACTTTGAATCAAAGCCCGCAGGAACATCATGTAACTCAGCCGTAAAAGACTGAATACCCTCACGTAAGAAAGTCTTAGAACCATCTGTGTTAGTTGCGTACTGTGTGTCCTCTTTTGGAAAGTCCATGTTTTTAAAGTCTCTAAGAGGGTACATTCTCTTAGTTACATCTGTGTCTGTTAGTGAATCTACAAATTTAGTTCCTAACGATGCAGAAAGATCATACCCGTTACGAGTACCATCGTCTGCTACCATTTGTTGTATTCCATTCCCGATAGTGATACCAAGGTTAGAAATACATTGTGGTAATCCTGTGTTACCATTCCCACTCCCGCAAGAACAGCCTACTAATATTGCCATTTTATATTATTTTTAATTGTTAACATTTACACCCGTATAGTTTAATTATTGGTAAGGTCATACGAGTATCTAACCCTGTTAAGTTTGCGTCGATTATATTACGTTCAAACCCATTAGCAGATTCAGTACCAAACTTAGTTAAGTTCCTTACTGTACTACTAGTGAATAAATCCCATTGAAAAAAAGGATTAGTTTCTATAACCCTTACAAACTCTGCATACATATTGTAAAGTGATTGTAATTTAAAGTCATGCGTTTGCTTAGTTATCCAGTCTGTAACATTGTTACTATCAAGGAACTCTAAACGTACATCGCTTTCTCTTTCAATCGAGCTACCTGAAAAGTCAAAGCGTTCGCTAGTTGGTTCTACCATCCAAATAAATGGAACTTTAGAGAACTCGTTAGCTGCTGCTTTTTTCCATTCAGCGTTAGTAGCCATTGGAGTACCCACAAAGAAATAAGGCTTTTGCAAAACCATGTTTCCAGTAAACCCCGTTGCATCAACCAACGTAATAGTGTTAACATCATAATCTACGGATGCTACGGTAAAATCTGTACCGCTACCATCTTGTACTATTTTGTTAACAGCAGCCCACTTGACATTACAAACATCCAAAACATTAGACGTAATAGAATTAACCGTTACGTTGCAGTTCATCTTGTCGATAATCTCTTGCTCTACTATGTATATTATATCTTTCAAAACAGCGGTAAGATTGTTTTAGATTGTCCTAAGAATGTAGGATATACACTATCATTCTCAAAAATATAACCTTGTATCGCTTGGTAGCTACTTATCGCTTCATCCCATCTAGATTGAATGTTAGACACAAAGACACTGACGTTCGTAGAGTTCTCGCCTGTATTCTTAACACCCCCATTGATGGATTGTTGCGTATAATTGTCTCGATGGTAATAGAAGTAGACAATACCTAATATAATATCATCTACCCCATTACTATCTAGTATAGTACCGCAATCAAGTTGCACAGTAAAAGCATCTCTTAAAAATTCGTATATTGGGTCACCTCCCGCTATACCGATTACATACAAGTCGTACAACTCTTTACCGAATAACTCGATTAGTGTTATAGTCTCGTACCTATCAATGTAAGCCGTTAGCTTTGCCGTATCAAACTCGTTCTGAGTAGTCTCGAACTTATTAATAAAAGATGTTGCCGTTACTGCCATTTGTTATACCTGTTTTCCTAATCCTTTAAGTTCTAAGATTTCTGCAACGTTTTTAGATACTGAATAAACACTACCTTTTTTTATCGTTCCAAAGTCCTTAGACGCTTTAAATTTAACTTCCTCCGTCGATTGTGATACACTTTTAAAGTCTACAACTTTCGCTTTTGGTGCTACTTTCTTACTCTGTTTCTTTTCCATCTGTTATTTATTATGGAGTTTCTAATGCTGCGTTAGTCGTAGCAAACACACCGTAAACAAATGCAGTAGTATCGTTGTTTTCGATAATAACTTGACCTCTCCATTCTGCGATAATTGTACGCATATTTTTAGTGAAATCGTTACCGTCTAATCCAACATCTACTGTAATACCACCTTTCTCAGCAATCAATGCTTTTGACAAATCACCAATTAAGAAATTACCCGCAGTCATTGCAGTAGTTTCGATAATTGGCATACCATCCAAAGAAAGTGTAGAACCTACTTGTAACAAACGATCTACATAACGCTTATCAGTTGCAGACAACTTAACTAATTTAAGTGCTGTTACATCGGATGGGTGCATGAAGATACTAAGTGACCCCATGTGATTAGCTAGTCTAATTTGATTAGCTGCTACTACAAGTGAATCAGCATTGTTAGCCGAATCTACTGACCCTGCAAACCCTCCTGCTGCAAATACCGTAGCTTGTGTATAGATACCGTTCAAATCAGTACCAATACCACCACCTACTAGAACTTGTGAGTCTACACGTAGGAACAATCTTACGATAAGTTTGTTACGTAACCATGCAGCCATAAAGCTAACATCGTCAAGCATCTCAGTAGATACCTTAAAGTAAGCCGTTTGTTTAAGTAATGAAACCGATGTAACTACAAAGTTATTGTCGATTTGATTCTTAGAATCTCCTTCGGCTGTTCCTCCTGCTGCACCTTCTTGTGCTGTCTCATAAACCCAATCAATAGTA